AGTTTTAATATAGGTGGAATAGTTAATAAGCTACGAACAGTTGGCTCATTAACTAAAAAATTAAATCCAACTAAACCTGTAGGAAAAATAGCAAGTGGTTTACAGCAAATTGCTAAACCTAAAACAAAAGCTGCTGATGAAGTCATAGATAATGATTTAACTGATGTTAGGGATGATATATATGTAGATATTCCTAAAGGACCTTATTCTATAGCTGATCAAAATGGAGCAAGAGTTTTAGATAGAGATTTTGAAACACTTGATGAAGCAAGAAAAGCTGTAACAGAAATGGGTGACTTAAGACTATCTGATCCTTCTACGTTTCAAATATTTGGTGCACGTCCACCTAAAACACCAGAAGGGATAAGTAGAGGCGCACCTAGCGTATCTTTATCTAAAGAAGATGATGCACGTATGCCAGCTATGTTTTGGAAATCACGTGAAGAAATTGCTAATACACAACAATCCGTTATGTTAGGAAAACAATGGCTTGCTTATTTAAAAAATAAAGGAGTTGGGGATATAGAACTTAAAGATACATCACTTGGATTTCATTTATCATCACAACCAAATGCTAGAATTACTAAAGCACAATTATTAGATGACTTTGATGATATTTCTCCTCAAATAGAAGTTAAAATGTTAGGATCACGTGATACCTCATCACAAATAACAGATGCAGTTAAATTTGTAAAAGAAACCATATCAAATCCACCAGTTTACATGGATTCTAAATCAAGAAGAATACTTAATAATCTTAAAAAACCTTTAAACAATATAAGGCAGTCACAAGGAGCAACTGCTAAGGATATTACAAATATTACAGATATTTTAAATAAAGGATTTAAACAAGAATTTGGAATAGACCAAATTATTGGAAAAGGACTCGATCCTAAAATAAGATTACCATTTATGGCTAAAAAAACAGCTTTAATTTTTGATGATATACTTAATCAAGGTGGTATTAAATTTAAAGCAGCTGGAAAGCCAAAACATGCTGGAGATCAAACTATGCCAGGAGGTTCTAACTATCAAGAAATGCTTTTTTCTTATAAACCTGGCCGTTATCGTCAAAATGACCCAATTTATAATGAAGGACATGATTTTGCAGGCCAAAAACCTTCTAATATGTTTGTTTGGGTACGTTTTTCTGACAGAACTGATGAATATGGTAGAAAATTACTGTTTGTAGAAGAAATACAGTCAGATATGCATGCTGCAGCACGTTCTAAAGGTACTTACAGCAAAGGATACGCCCCAAGAGGCGATTTATACGACCCAGATACGGCAAAATTAAGAAAAATTCAAGATCAGCTGCAAAATATTCAAGGAAAAGTAGATGACGCAGAAGGTTTAAACGTAGGAAATTTAAGAAAACAGCAAGATAAGTTAATTAAAGAAGCTGATAAATTAAACCCAGGTGGTAAAAAGTATAAAAGTGAATCTCGTATTCCAGAAGGGCCATTAGCTGATTCTAAAGATCACGGAAGATTTATAATGCAATATTTAATGCGTGCAGCTAAAGAAAGTGGAGATTATGATGGTATAGCACTTTCTAGTGCTAAAGTTAAAGGAGATGAAAAAACAGGATTTTATGATAAGATTATGATTCCTCAATTAAAGAAAATTTCTAAAAAAAGTGGTGCAACTTTAACAGACACTGTAATTGTTGATGGGCAAGGAAGACCTTACGATAATATTCCTGTATTGCTTTTAAAAGATAAAAAAGGTATAATACCTCTTAAAGATATTTCCGTATACAACAAAGGTGGATTAGTTGGCTGATCAAAGTAAGAATAATATAGATAAAGCATTAGAAGCATTAAATCTTGGTTTAGATATTGAATCAGGAAACGGCGTTGAAGTTGAACTAGAAAAAGAAGTAGAGTTTGATCCTGCGTTTGAAATTCAAGAAGATGGTTCAGCTATCATACCTGAAGATATATCAGAACAAACACCAACAGAACACACTTCAAATTTAGCAGATTTTTTACCTGAAACAGATTTAAGTAATTTATCAAGTGATTTAGTTAATCTTTATGAAAGTGATAAAGACTCAAGAAAAGATTGGGAAGATACTTACGTTAAAGGTTTAGACATGCTTGGATTTAAGTATGAAAATAGAACCCAACCATTTGAAGGCGCAAGTGGCGTTGTTCATCCATTACTTGCAGAATCAGTAACACAATTTCAAGCACAAGCTTACAAAGAATTGTTACCGGCAAGTGGCCCAGTTAATTGTCAAATTATAGGTGAAATAACTCCTGAAATAGAAGACCAATCAGCAAGAGTAAAAGAATTCATGAATTATGAATTAATGAACGTGATGAAAGAATATGATCCAGATATGGATCAATTATTATTTTATTTACCCCTCTCTGGTTCTGCTTTTAAAAAAGTTTACTATGATGGACAATTAGAAAGAGCTGTAGCCAAGTTTGTTTCTGGAGAAGACTTAGTAGTTGATTATTTTGCTACTGATATTGAAACAGCTCAAAGAATAACTCATTGTATAAAAATGAGTGGAAATGATTTACGTAAAAATCAAGTCAATGGTTTTTATAGCGACGTAGAAGTTAAATCTGGAGAAGTAGATCCTTCTGAAGTTAGGGAAAAAATTAATGAATTAGAAGGTAATACTCCTTCTTATGGCACAGACAATGAAGAGCATTTATTATTAGAAATGCATGTTGATTTAGATTTACCAGGATTTGAAGATCCTAGTGGTATTAAACTTCCTTACATTGTTACAATAGATAAATACTCTCAAGAAATTTTATCTATAAAACGTAATTGGGATGAAGAAGATAAAAAAAGAAACAAAAAACAATATTTTGTACATTTTAAGTTCCTCCCAGGCCTAGGCTTTTATGGCTTTGGTCTAATACATATGCTTGGTGGGTTATCAAGAACTGCAACAAGTGTTTTGCGACAGTTAATTGATGCAGGTACTCTTGCTAACTTACCAGCAGGTTTTAAAGCACGTGGCATGCGTATACGGGATAATGATGAGCCTATACAACCAGGTGAGTTTAGAGATGTTGATGTAAGTGGAGCTTCTATTAGAGAATCTTTATTACCTCTTCCTTTTAAAGAACCTAGTGCTACTTTATTTCAACTATTAGGATTTGCAGTAGACGCAGGAAAATCATTCTCAGCAATAGCTGACATGAAAATGGGAGAAGGAAATGAACAAAATCCTGTAGGCACTACATTAGCTATTTTAGAACGTGGAACTAAAGTTATGAGTGCAATTCATAAAAGAATGCACTACGCACAAAAAATTGAATTTAATTTATTAGCTGACGTTTTTCAATCATACTTGCCACCAGAATATCCATACATGGTTAAAGGTGGGGATAGAATGATTAAACAAACAGACTTTGATGATCGTGTTGATATTATTCCTATTAGTGATCCTAATATTTTTTCTATGTCTCAACGTATTATGTTGGCACAACAACAACTACAATTAGCGCAAGCTAATCCACAGTTACATAATGTTAGAGAAGCTTACAGAAGAATGTACATGGCAATGGGTGTGGATAATGTTGATGCAATATTAAAACCAGATCCTAACATGCCTACACCAATGAGTCCTGCTATGGAAAATGCTGTAGCTATGCGTGGTGAACAACCAAAAGCTTTTCCACAACAAAATCATCCAGAGCATATGAAAGCACATGCTGATTTTATTGCTACACGTATGGTACAAATTAATCCTCAACTTTATGCAATGATGGAATCACATATTATGGAACATATTGCTTTACTAGCAGCTGAACAAGTTGAACAACAACCTGAAATAGCACAGCAAAATCAACAGATTCAAGCAATGCTACAACAAGCGCAACAAAACAAACAAATGGCTCCGCAGGCGCAACAAGCGCAACAACAATTTATGCAACAAAAAGAATCTCAAATTGCTACTATTGAAGCTAAAATGGTTAAAGAAATGGTAGAGGAAGAAAGAAAACGTGCTGAAGAAATGCAAGATGATCCTCTTGTTAAACTAAAACAACAAGAAATTGATTTACGTGCATTAGAAACAATGCTTAAAACTAAAGAAGAAAAAGCAAGGATTAGTAAAGACTGGACAATTGATTCAGAAAGAATAGATTTGGATCGTGATAAACTAGAAGCTCAAGTAGGTATAGACTTAATGAAAGCTCAAACAGCAGGAGCTGATCTTAGAAGTAAGGAAAAATTAGCAGCTTTAAAAGAAAATATGACTACTATTAGAGATTCAATGAAGGAAAATAATAATGAT